GCACACTCAGAACCAAGGTTCAACGACTTTTGAAAATAGCACACCCCCCGCTTCCTATTTCAGAGGCGATGCCGCCACCAAAGAAATGGCTCGACGGGAAGCGCAGGTCCTTGTCCCCAGAAGCCTACCGTCAAGCGGTATTAAGGGAGAACCGCCGCCGGGACCAGATCATGGCGCACTGGACAGAGTGCTGGCTCGCCTATCTGTCCGGCGATTGGGCGTACAAAAACAGCCCTAAAAAGTAACGCCAGATCACCTGTTGTTCAGCCGCGAATAGCTGTCTATTCGCAGCATGAACGACCAATTATCGGCAACACGTAACAGCACAACCGCCAGGCTGGCCACCCTCGACCGGCTACAGCGGGAAATCCTTCCCAACTTTCTCGACCCGGTGCCAAGCCGGGACGCGCTGCGTGCGCTCTTCGATAGCGCCCGAATCCCCAGGTTCAAAACCAATCCGCTCGCCAAGCGAGGGGGCGGCTATGTCTATTACTCCGTTGCCGCCGTGGAAAAATTGATCCGCAGCCGCACCATGCCCGCGCCGAAGCGGAGGAAAGGAGGGGAACGGTGAGCGGCTATACCAAACTATTCAGCACCATCGTTGCGTCCACTATCTGGCGGGAGCCGGATCACGTGCGCATCGTCTGGATCACCATGCTGGCCATGTCGAATGCCGATGGAGTAGTTGAGGCTTCGGTCCCCGGCCTGGCTGACTTGGCACGGGTTACAGTCGAGCAATGTGAAGATGCACTGTTTCGGCTGCGCACCCCCGACCCCTACTCCCGGAGCAAGGATAACGAGGGACGGCGGATCGCAGACGTGGACGGCGGGTTTCTCATCCTGAACCGGGCCAAGTACCGCGACAAGTGTTCCACGGATGACCGGCGCGAGTATCAGCGGGCTTACCGGGCCGAATACCGCAAAGCCGGACGGGACAAGGCCCGGCCAGCAAACCCAACCGGCGGTCAACACGTGGTCAACAATGGTCAACATTTGTCAACGCGGTCTATACAGACAGAGTACAGAGTACAGAGTACAGCAGCAGCAAAAGACAAAAAGTCCAAGCCGCAAGACACGTGTTCGGAGTCTTGGCTTGCGGAGTTGCAATCCGATTTGGCATATCAGCAGCTTTCCGTTGCCGTGGAGCTTGCTAGGGCGAAGCGATGGTGTGAGACCAACAACCGCCGCTGCACCCGGAGGTTCTTCATCGGCTGGCTCAATAGGTGCCGCCCCGCCCCACCGGGCGCCGCCAGAGGCAACGGCAGACCCGATCAGGCGCTGCTGGCGCGGGTGTCCGATCTCCGTGCCCAACTGGCCCGCGAATACGACCGGACCAAGGGCGAGAAGATGCTGGCCGAGTTGAAGGCTCTCGAAGGGCAACTGACCGGGGGGGTGCAACCGTGAACGACACCCTGCCCGCGCACAGCGAGTTTGCCGAGTGGTCCCTGCTGGCTTGCGGATTGGAGAGGCCCGCCCTACTACCCGCGATTCTGGCCGAGACGTTCTACTGCGAGGCCCCGCGCCGCGTGCTGGTGCGTGCTCAGCAGCTTCACTCCGAAGGCGTGCCGGACAAAGACTTGCAGATCGTGGTCCAGATGGAGCTACACCGCACCCAGCCGGAGCTATTCACGCGCACCACGCAGGCATTGAATGACCTGCCCTCCCCTGAGAACTGGACTGCCTACCGCGACGAGGTTGAGACGCTGGCCGAGCAGCGCGCCGCCGTGGCGCTGGCCGCCGAGGTTGGCGAACTGGCAGCCGCCGGCCAGCTTGACCCTGCCACATTAGCCGAACGGGTAAAGGGTCTTGCCCGTCCGCGTGCCGAGACGTTCCATGTTGGCGATGCTGTTCGGGATGCGCTGGACCGCCTCGAAGCCAGCTACACCAACCCGGACGCCGACTTCGGGGTGCGGAGCGGCATCCCCCGCCTGGACGCCATTACACGGGGCTGGCGGCCCGGCGAGCTTGTGATTGTTGGAGCGCGGCCAAGCGTCGGCAAGTCCACGTTCGCCTTGAACTGCGCGGCCCAGGCGGTGCTGCGCGGCAGGGCGCCGGTCGTGTTCTATTCGCTGGAAATGCCCACCGGCCAACTCATGAGGGCCTTCCTGTGCGCCGAAGCCCGGATAGACCGCGATGCATTCAAGGAGCATAAACTTGTTCAGGGGGATTTCCGCCGCCTCACGCAAGCCGCCGCTGGGCTTCGGAATTGTAGCTTGATCGTGCGCGATAGCCTACGGGATGTCGAGGGGCTGGCCGCCGATCTGGCGCGGCAGTTTCAGAGCACGCAAAAGCCGGGGCTGGTGTGCGTGGACTATCTGCAAATCCTGAACACCCGCGCCGCCGCCGGTGAAAAGCGGTATGCTCAAGTTGGCGCTGTCTCTCGCGCCTTGAAATTGCTGGCGATGCAGTTCCGTGTTCCAGTGCTCGCCCTGGCGCAACTCTCCCGCGACTTGGACCGAACCGAGCGGGAGCCAGTTCTGGCCGACCTGCGGGAGTCTGGCTCGCTAGAGCAGGACGCCGATGTTGTTTTGTTCCTTCACCCCACCGAGGCCCGCGTTTCCTATAAGCCCACCCCTACCCGCTGCATTGTAGCCAAGAACCGCAACGGCCCGCTGGGGAGCGTGCTGTTGGCTTTCCGCCAGTCGCACGGGCGCTTTTATGAAGCCGAACCAGACCATGCCTAGCCGCAATCCAGAGCCACAATTCGACTTCGTGCTAACGCTCCGACCGCTCCCCGGATGGAGCACACCCGCAATCGAGCGGCTGAGGCTCGCCGCGAAGGTGCTGTGCCGGGGCTTTGGACTCAGACTTACGGCGTGCCACCCCGTGGCCACGCCAGAACACCCCAAGCATGAACGCGCCCGCGATTGACCAGCCAGAGCCGGACGCGCACCCAACCCGCCGCCAGTTTACGGTTGAACTGCCGGGGCAGGCTCTTGCCGTCCTAGATGAACGCCTCGCCGGGGCCGGGGGAAGGCTGATTGACATTGAACCAGTGAAAGGTGCCCGCTGGCGTGTTCGATACCTTGCGCCGGGGCCAATCAGCTTTGCCAATGAATAAGGGTCTTTCGCCGATGCCCCCGCAATCGCTCCCAGAATCGCCTAGGACGCGCCGCAGCTTTCGAGGGTCAAGAGGGTATTGCCCGACTGCTGCGACGCCTACAATCCGCCATTGTGCGCCGGGACGCCCCCCTCGGTCAAGGAAACTCTTTGCCGGGGGGCACCCTCGGGGGTCGGGAGTCAGCCCTGAAAACGTATCACTGTGATGAAATCCCATTTTGAACATGATTGACCTGCCCGAACCGGATTTGACCTTTGCCGGGGATGCCGACCTCAGCTTCGAGGCTGCTACACCGGAGGCAGGGCAATGGACTAAGGACAACGCGAGCCGGGGCACCATTGCGGCAAACCTTGGCGTTCCGGTAGCCACATGGGCGACCCGAACGCGCAGCGTGAGGATGCAAGCCAAGGATGCCCGCCGACTGGAGCGGGCCGTTGAAGCCTTGGAGCGCCTGCCCGACTCTGGCGAATACGTCCACATCGTAACCGGGGCTGAATTCCGAGGCTTTGACCTATTGCCCGCCATGCTGCGGTTGGCAAAGGCCAAGCGATTTGACAGCTTGACCCTGACAACCTTGGGATTCAGCAGGGACAACCTTGCCGAACTGGCCCGCATGATTCAGGCTGGCCAGATACCGCCCGCCCGCCTGCAAGTGCTGTGCTCTGACTTTTTTCGACGCGCAGACCGGGAAATATGGCAAACCGGAGCCGGCTATGGATTCAGGAGCACCCGCAACCATACCAAGCTGATTCTAGCCGCAATCGCCCGCAGATGTTACGCGGTGGAATCATCGGCCAACCTCCGAAGTTGCGCGAACCTTGAACAGTTCACCATGACCCAGAGCCGGACTCTATTCGACTTTCACAGCCAGTGGATTGCCGAAGTGTGGCCAATCGCAGAACCGTGAACACCCCTCCGAACATGAAGAAACGACGAACGAACCTTGACCCCGAAACCGCGCAGAAGGTACTCGCGGCAGACCTTGGGAACCTACTCGCCAAGGTGAAATCCGGCAAACCCTTGAGCCGCTTCGAGCGCGAGCTAATAGAACGCGCCGCAGGCACCAGCACGAACGGCAGCAGGCCCATGCTGCCACCCGAGCAACCCCACTTCGCCCGCAACGCCTCAGAACTGGCCGACGCTCTGGGGGTAACGCGGCAGCTTCTCTGCTTTCACCGGGGCAAACCGGACGCACCCCGCCCCCGTGAGGATGGAAGGCTGGACGTTGAGGCGTGGCGAACCTACTTCGAGGCTCACGGAAAGCTGCCTACCCTCTTAAAGCTGGCCAATCGGAAATGGACACGGAGCCGGGGCCGTGGTACATGGGCCGAGGCTTTCACAGACGGCTTGCTTGCCGCTTTCGACCACTCGACGAGCGCCGCTCTGCAAATGCTGGCCGTGACCCTGCCCACCGTTGGCTTGCGTCCAACGCCCGCCCAAAGCGACAGAATCGCCGTTGCACTCTGGCTCGCTGCCGCCGCCGCCGCCCACGCGCTGGCCGTCAAAGCCGGATGCGCTGATTCACCCTTGCTGCCCGATTCAGACGGCAAAACCTTTCCGCCCGAAATCGCCGGGGCCGCCGCCCGCATAGGCATTGACATGCTTGGAGAATTACAACTTGCCGGATTCAAGCCCGCTCAGGACTGACCCGGCAAAGCAGCACAGATGCCCGTTGCTCAGTCAATCGCATTCGACGACCAAGGCGAAGCCGTTCAGACAGTAGGCTTCGACTATGACGCCGTTGCCCGTGAGGTTGACGGGGAGCAAGACGAGCCGGAACAGGGCCACGCTGCCATTGAGCACTTGGAACGAGCCTTTGAAGCTGGCCGCGAGCAAGGCAGGGCCGAAGGCCAACGCGAGGTATTGGCCCGCCTGTTCCACCGCGCCCAGACCAGCACCCAGATTGTTGAGCGAGCCGCAGCAATGGCGTTCGCCGCAACGTGGCCGGATGATACCCCCTGCCCCTTGAACGCGAGCGACTTGGCCAGCTTCACCGGAGTATCACGGCGGACGGCAGAGCGCCGGGTTCAGAAAGCGAAATTGTCGCATAGCTTCCCCGATAAACATTGCTCCGAATGCGCTTCCGTGTCGCCCCCGCCCTATTGGTAGAATGAATGTTTTAGAAAAACTCGACCGCCTCTTGAACGGCCAAGCGACCGCGCCCCAGAACGCGGCCAAGCCCACGCGAACCGTGGTTGAATACCCGCAGCCGAATCCGTCCCCGTCTCCAAGCACGCCCTACCGGGGCGCGACTCGGGCCGGAAGCCTTGACAAGCGCGGCCCGCTTTCGGCAGAAGCCAAGCGCGAGCTTCACCCCCTAGTGCGCCCCTCCTCGCCGCCCGATGCGTTGGCCGGGGTGCCCTTCCCCAGCCCGGCGCAACAGCGTGCGTTCGACGACTACCTTCGGGAGCGAGGCTACAAACCCCCCAAAACGGTTGCCGCCGAACTGACAAAGCTCGACGCGCCGTGGGGCAGGCTTCAAGGGGCGATTGGCGAGGCCGCCAAGTCCCAGGGCGACGCCTATCACCGCCACATGGAGGACATTGCCCGCCGGACTGCCGCAGGCGATGAAACCGTCAAGCGGGAGGATTCGTGGAGCCGCTCAGACTGGGATGCCGACGCCCGCGAGCGGATTGCCGCATTCAAGGTTGAATGCAAACGGATTGAAGCCCAAGCGTGGCAGATTGCGGAACCCGCCTTGCTGGCCAAGGCCGACGCCGCCGATGCAGCCGCCGATGAACTCGAAGCCGAGGCCCGCCCCCGCTTCGAGCAATTCGCGGTTGCGTATCGCCCCGCACCTTACGTCCTGCTTCTCCGCAAATACGCGGCCACGCTCCGCGACGGCTCCCGCCGCAACGTGGGTAAGCCGAGCGCCATGATTGAAACCCTTTGAACCCAACTCGAATTAGAGAAAGAACAACCTATGTTTTCCGTTACCAAAAACGACCCCCAACACGCTCTGGCACGAATCCAAGCATTTCTGGTGAGCGGCCCAGAGTCAGTCAATAACGCTGCCGCCCGAGGCGCGGAAATCTCCCGCGTGTGGCGTGCCGAACGTGAGCACCTTCTGCCCGTCCTGAATGCCGCGACCAACACTGTGGACAGCGCCCTGAAGCGCGTTGCCATCTTGAACGAGTCGGTCAGGGCTTACGCTCGCCGGATGCTGCCGCTCAAAGCCTTTTGCACCAGCTTCCTGAATACGCCGTTGCAAGGCACCGACGAAGTTGTCATCCCCTACTACGCATTGCAGGCCGCAGCCAGTTCAAACTTCGTGGAGGCTACTGGCTACGTGTTCGACCAAGCGACGGCAACGAGCATGAAGAAAATCACGGTGAACAAGCGGAAGTATCAGCCGCTTGACTATTCGAGCCAAGAGTTCCGCCGGCAGCCGTACCTTGACACTGTGCGACTTGGCAACCTGAATGCCGAGAAGCTGGCCGCCGATGTCTTTGATGACATTTGGTCTGTTGTCACCGCCGACGCCTTTGGCGCAGCCGCCGTCACGGCTGCCCCCGCCGCCATAACTTCCGATGACATTGTTTCGCTCTCTGGCATTTGCACGAAAGCGAATTGGCCCGCTGGTGGCCGCTCCCTGATTCTGGACTCTGACACCGTGACGGGGCTGATGAAAGACTCTGCCTACAAGCTCGCCAGTTCCATTGGCGGCACTGAGGTTGTGCGCGAGGGCAGACTGCCGAGGCTTTCAGGCTTCGACGTGTACGAAGTCCCGAACCTGCCGACCAACAGCGAGAAGCTGCAAGGCGCTGCCGTGTTCATGTCTGCCATACTGGCCGCGTTCGCCCCGGTGGAACCCGCCGACGGTGTGCGTGCATCCCTCGTGGCCTACGAGGTTGCGACCGACCCGGAGACGGGGATCTCC